CTCCTGATGCTTGAATAGCTGCATAGATAAGTGCTTTGTTCTTTGTATCAAAGGTTATTCCGTCTTCTGTTTGGAAAACTTGTGTGATTATAAGCATCTCTATTTCCTCTCTTTTCTGTGTATTTACTTCAAGGCGTCTCGAATAGTCCTAAGATTCTCCTTAGCCTTCTTCACTGCTTCCATTGCTTTCTCTTCTTCTGCATTCACTCTCCTATCAAGTTCTTCTAGAAGCAGAGTAATCCAACTATCTACTGTCCTTCCTTGGACTTTAGGCTCCATGATAGAGAGGCCTTTAGAATTAGCTAAATCTTTTACTTCTTGGAACGCTTCCTTTCTACGTAATAGAAGTGAGACAGTGTTTATAATATGATTGCTATCCATACTAGGGAGAGGAACACACCTTCCATCATTTGTGTTCCAGAAGATAGTAAGACTCTGGTTTTGCGCTGCCAGTTCATTGCTTGCTCGGACAGCGGCTTTCTCTTTTTGATATATTACGCCACGCAGGTAGTCTTCTTGGAAGATTGCCATTCTGTTTCTCCTTTAAGCTTTTTCAAAACGAGAGAAGTGAATACCTAAATCCCCTCTGTTTTCAAAGATCAGTTTATATTCTGGTGCTAAACTAAAGTCAGGCGTTAGTTCGAATTCTTCTGAGTATCCACTATAGTTGAGCCTACCATTCACGAAATCGGAGCTACACTTACAGATAAACACTTTAGAGAAAGCTTCCAACACAGCAGGAAGTTCATCCTCTTTTAGAGTATCAGTAACAATGAAGAAGGTTCCCTTGCGTTTGAAAAGTTCTGTATCAAATAGTTTATTCATACTCTTTCTCCTTTCTTTCTTTTCTGATCCTTGAGTGTTTGTGATATTAAGTGAGCATAGCCTTCAATATCTACCCAGCTATCCTTATAGTTAGGATCTCCGTTTAGAATCCTTCCTATCTTATGGGCTATCATCTCAAGAGCTTCTTTCTTATCTGCGCTAAGAGAGCCCCAATTCTTGGAGAGTTGCATAGTAGATTTGAGGTTTCGAGTTATTAGAGCGTGCCCTCGGAAATCTCCATACCTGTGGCCTCTTTCATCAAGAGTAGCAGAAATACCCTCTTTTATTGCTTCTGCTTTTACTCTGCTCATAGCATCCTGAAAAGACTCTCCCTCTTTTGGTACTACTAGAATTATGCGTGGGGGTTCATACATAGTTTTTTCCTCTCCTTGGTTATAAGATATCATCCTGCACAGCAATGCTATACCCATCATTCTGTGTTATCCTCTTTATATGATCCTCAATTACGTCATTTAGATCATAGATAAAGTCATACTCAATTGTATCTTCCTCTTCCTCTTTATATTCATCCAGACCGTGGAGATTACAGGTTCCCAGATGCACACAAGGTCTCATATACTGCAAGCAGCTAGCACCTCGAAGCGGGAATACGTTGTTTTCTCTCATATTCTTAAGGTGCTCTACATCCAAGGTGAGAGTGATGAACCAATTGAGGCGATCTTGTAAGGTCTTAGGGAATGTTAAGAATTTAATGTTTGGGGAGAAGCCATTCCCACTCCCTAGTTGCCCCACTAAATATAAGACATCGTATTCACTTTTATCCTCTCCAGCTAGGGCATCAATTGCTATACTATATCCTAGGAGCTGCCCGCTGTTCTGGTAGAGAGGACTGAGGTCATGGAGCTTTAAAGATGTACTCTTTACGTCAAGGACAGCACACCTATTATTCCATCTGTTTTGTAGGACTACATCAATGTAGCCTACGAAATAATAAGTGCTATCAATATTAAGACGGAAACTTAATTCAATTGCTGGCTTCCCATTATATACAAGAACCTCCCAGTCTAGGAGGATGTTATCCATGGTAGAGATGGAGGCTAGAAGCATTGAGATAGCCACTTCTTCTGTTCTTATATTATCTTCCTCTACTGGATAGTAGGCCATATAGAGATCGAAGATAGCCCTCTCTTTGTCTTGGTAGGCTAGGTAACTCTGACATCCTGCACCATAAGCTTTTCCTAAGACTGTAGCGGGGTAATCTTTCTTCTCGAACTCTGAAACAAGAAGTCTCTCTAGTTGGAACTTCCTCTCGCATGTGTGCAGTGTGTTTAATGCGCTATCACTTAAGCGTATCATCTTTACTTTCCTTTCCTTTTTATTCTGCGTCTTGTCTTTTCTCTAGTTCATTATACCAAGCAAGAAGTACTGACTCGAATAGAATTGTTCTCCAGTCTTGATCTTCTTCCTTCTTAATAGAAGTAGAAGGAGGGATGATAAAATCAAAGAATAGCCTGAGATCTTGCTTGGTTACTTTTGTTTCGTTCATTATTATTTCCATGTTATTTATCTACTTTCTGAATAATGATCTTATAGTAGGAAGTAAAAGGGTATGCGTCTAATTTGATACCTTTACTGATGTGGAGTATATCACAATCCTTTACTTGCAAATTTGGATGGTTGTGTATGTTCTGCATTATGTTTATAAATGAAGCTAATGTTTTTCTGTATCTTTTTGCTTCTGTAATATTCTTTGCCTCCATAAGCTTATTATATACTGGAAGCATTACTTTGAACTCTTCTTCAGAATATACTAATGATAGCATCTTCTTTCCTCTTTCTTTTTGCTCAGAATTCATCACTATTAAGTGCGTCTGCTAATTCTTCCGCTGTCAATCTCTTCGCTGTCTTCCTTTCTTTCTTAACCGTGGAAGAGGATGCAATTGCTACTCCTGTAATCTTGACAAGGTGCCTGACAAGCTCTCCTATATCTTCCGGCTTCATCAAGAGACAGGCTTCTGTGTTTTCCATGAGAGCCTTCTTGAGGGCTTGCATCTCTCCCTTTAGGTCTTCTGTTGAGAGGTTCTCAAGCTGCTGAATACGAGTGGAGATTTCACTGTAGGTTTGTTGTGCGCTATTCATTCCTCTATTCCCTTTCCTTCTTCTATTTTAGCAAGTTCTTCAAAAATAATTACCATTATTACTGCGTCTGTTTCTTCATCCGTGGAAGTGCAATATTCTCCATTATCTCCCTCTCCTGAAATATCCCACACTGCTCGGCAGATAATATGAAGTTGCTCTATTGATAAGTTAGGCATTTCTTATTATCCTCTATTAAGATGAGAGACAAGAGTTTCCGCTTCTTCCTGAGACATTACTACAGCAAGTACATCTCCTTCTGGGTCTAGAACATAAAAAGCCGGGCTAGATAATGTGTAGTTGTAACCTGGTTCATATGAATACATTTTGCGTCCTTTTGGTTCTATTAAAGTTCCTGATCAGGGATACGAAACTTCTTGATCTTTACAACACTTCTCCTACTAAGCTGAATGGAGAGGTCAATAAAATCCTCCCCTTCCTCACTCTCCCTCTCAATAAAAGTGAAGACACTACTATCTGGGATAAGTCCGTCTTCTTTCATTTTAAGAGATTGTTTAGCCTTAGTGTTTTTAAGACCAGTCTTCACTCTCTCCACTTCTTCCTTGGGGATAGTAATAACTACTTCTCCATTAAGAAGCACAGAACTGTAGATTTCTGAGAAAGTAAGCTCTTCCTCAGTGCTGCTGTTATCAGTCATGTCTTAGTTCCTTTGTAGTAGGTTGTGATTTTTGAGTTCTGTACATTTTAGCATCCCGGATTTTTGGTGTCAAGGGGAAATTTCCAGCTAAGAAACAATCAGATCATATATATCCCCTTCATACTCCTTCGGGATATTCAAATGCATGTGGTTTAATATATGAGTTAGCTGAGTGTATTCCCATAAAGTTTTAGGTTCCTTATATCGTAGATACACCTCTAATAATCCATCTATATTCAAGAGAGGGAAGGTATTAAGAACATAAGCCCCATCTGGGAATAGAAAGTCCCTATACTTTATGAAAACAAACCAGTCGAATTTATAGGGGTCTCGTATGTATGGAGCGTATATTGCAAGGAAAAGCTTCTTGTCTATCTCGTCATAATTGAGAACTTTCAGAGGTCTAATTTCTATCTCCTCTCCTTCCTCCTCTATTTCCTCCGTTACTATTGGCTTTAAGGCTTTCCTTTTATTAGCTAAGAGTTCTGCTATGCTCATCTCTATTCACTCCAATAATCATATTCTGCGTCTTGGTACATTCTGTGCAGAATAAGAAGTTTGTATTCCATTATATCATAAGAGTCAAGAAAGACTCTATAATCCATTATTCTATGTAGATAACAAGAGAGCGAATCATCTTTTGCTGTATAATTATATATTTCTCCTTGAAATCTTATCAACTCCCAATCAAATTCTCTGTGCTTTTTATATACGTTGTATGCACTCTGGCACAAGTATGCTCCAAAGTATTTCACAGTATCTTTCTTATATTGTTCTTCTACTTTCCGTATAAAGCTTTGATATTTATTCATCTCTCTTTCTCCTTTTTCTTATCTTAGCGTTGTGTAAGTTCAATGTGTGCTATTGCATTCTCATTTGCCATATCTATTGCTACCATTGTTACCTTAGAACTCCAACATCCACACTTCTCTTCTCTGCAAATACAATGCTGCAGACGATACCTGCTGTAGATTGCATTCTTTATTTTCTCTTCTATACTTCTTGTATATATGAGAGGATACTCAAAGGTTATGCTTTTTATATTTTCTGAGATATCGAGACAGACCATTCTTTCTTTCTTATTTGGGGCTGTCTGAGTTGTAGTTTCAAAGCGTACTTTCATTCTCTTTCCTCTCCCTCTTTCTTTAGTTGAATTCTTTGAAGTGTAACTTAGAGCGGCAATATACAATGGCCCTAGAATATACAAAGCATATACTAATACAGGCTACGCTTTTCTTTATCTCTCCTAATCCTCTAGGCTCTATGTCTGTCTCTATCAACTCCGTAAGAGCTGTGCTTAGTTCGTATTCTAATTCTATAGTTCCTGGAGTGTTTTTTTCTATCCTGTCTATAGCTTCTTCTATATCAAAAACAGCTACTGATTCTCCATTCTTTCCATAGTTCTGCTGTTCATCGCTCCACTTCCCTATGAGTTTGAACTCTTTAGAGCTTTCCATTCTAGTCTTCATCATCCTCTCCTTCCTTGTCTATATCTGGAATATTTGAGATTCCCTCTATCATATAATTAAAACCATCATCCTCATCTGAAAATTCATCTTCTATATCTCCAAGTTCGTGTAAAGAAAGGGAGGTCCTAGCCTTGAATTCATTGAGATATTTCCTACTCTCAGCGATTCTTTCTGCCATGGTTTTCATTTCTTGTCTCCATTCTGATCGTAGATAAAGAAAAAGTGTAGGATAGCATTAAGTACAACACCTAATCTGAAATCACTTGGATGCTCGAATAGGTCAATTGTCCTAATATTCTCTCCTTTTATGAAGAATTGTATTTTAACATAACGCATTTTTAGTTCTTTCTTTTATAAGAAAGCGGTTGTTTGACATGGCCTTCGGCCTTTCTTTATATTATTTATAGCACCTAACATCACTATCAAGTGCTATCTTCGCATTAAAGTATTCTATCTTATCCTTTAGAGTATTCCCTTTGATTCTTTGCGTACTTATCGCTTTCTCTAGCATGAAATCTTTGGCAATTAGAACTACCTTTTCACTTGCTCTTGTTACGGCTGTATAGAGAAGCTCCCTGTAGGCCATGATGCTATGGTCTTTATGAAGGATAATATAGACATGTCTCCACTCACAGCCTTGTGCTTTATGTACTGTTAAGCAATAGCCAAGTGAGAACTTCTGGGTATTAAAGTCTCCTACTGCGCTGAGAGTTTCCTCTTCGTCATCCTCCATACTGAGAGTTACTATATGACTGGCTTGTCTTACTAGCTCCTCCTTGCTATTTTCCTCCATCATCTTTTCTAGGTCTATATTCTCATAGCCTGCTAGATTGAATTCTTCTGTTTCCTCTTCCTCTTTATTTCCATTGCTTATATAGTTTCCGAAGCGTGTCAAATCTTTAGAGTGCAGGAGTGGAGCTTTCCCTTGATAATCCCCATTCATATTTATACTTTTAATAATTCCCACTCTCTTATTGTAGAATACCTTATCCCCTACAGCAAGATAAAGCTGTTGAATTCCTGCTACCACATGATATACAACAGCTTCTCTTTTCTGTCCCAGGTATTGAGATATCCAGCGGTTCATATTATCTGTCCCTAGTGCTTGCTTATTGAAGGGACTAAGAACTATGTCCTGTTCTGGATCATATTCTCCCATCTCGAACCACTTATTAAGAGTGAGTGCTAGAGAGGTTGAGAGCTTTTCTTGTGAGAATTGCTTATCTCCGCCTCTTACAATCTTGAAATCATCTGCTTCTTTTAGTTTCCTTCCATTGAGGATATTATGAGCGTTCTCAAGGATAGTAGAGGTTTCTTTCTGCCTATAGACTTCTGTGAGTTCTACAACAGGAAGCTGAGTCAGGCCATAGTTTAAGATAGAAGCACCGAATACTGGCTGGAGCTGGTTAATATCACCCAAAAAAATAATCTGGGTTCCTCTTGGAAGTGCAGCATAAAGTTTAGACCAAAGATCAAGGTCTAATTGAGAGGATTCCTCAATGATAAGATGCGTGAGAGTAAGAGGATTAGCCGCTGTTCTTCTTGGAACAAAGCGCATACTTTCTTTGTTTGTCTCATAGTTCCAATAGAATTCTGGCTCATATTCCAGAAGGTTATGCACTGTTGTTACATTATGCAGGAAAATATCCGCTAATTCTGGGTCTTTGTGGATTGCTTTCTTAAGATTACCTGAGGCAATCCGAGTGTAGGCAACGAAAGCAACAGACGGCCCCTCCCATCTCTCACCGCCACTTCCTTGAATACGAAAATTATGGAAACCTAGTTTATTCTGCTGAAGTAGAGAGCGTGCTATCTCACGTTGGGCTGTTGTCTTTCCTGTACCTGCTGCACCAGTGAGACAGAATGTCTTTCCTGCAAAAGCTAGTTCCTTGGCTAATTGCTGCTTCTCATTCAAGATGATATTTAATGCGAAGGTCTTTTCCTTTTGCTTTGTTTCTGTTTCTTTTTCTATTTCTATTTTCTCCTCTTCCTTTGTTTCTTTTATCGGTTGCAGAAAAGGCAGCGGAGCTGAGGCTAGTTTCTTGGCTGCTATAATATCTTTTAGGCTTGTCATTTTAGTTTCCTTCCTTTCCTGCTATATTTTGCAGTTTCCTTGCTAATGCAATCTTAATATCTGTTCTAATCTGGAAGGATACTATACAGTCACAGAAGCCTTTTTCTTTTATTTCTTTCTTTACCTTGCTATCACAGTGTAGGAAGAATGAGAGATTATTAGTTGAGAGTGTTATTCTTTTTTCTATTTTATCTTGCTCAGTTATCCGCAAAGTAAGAAGGAAAGCATTCTGTATATCCTGGTATCGCTTCCCTGTTAGTGGATCAATTAGTCCAAACGTTTCTCTTATTTCCGTTGTTTTAGAATTCATCGCTGTTATCCTCTTCTTCACTTTCCACTATTGTCTTTTGCTGTTGCTTTTCTGCTAGTATCTCTTTTATTGTTTTTCTTTTTCCGTAAGAAATATCAGATAAGCCGCTTTCTTTTTCTTTACTTTCTTCGATTTGCATACTATCGAAGAGGATATTACTAAGTTCTTCTGATTCTAAGGAAGTTAGGGTGTCAAGTTTCTCTATTAGTTTATTCTTGACTTCATTTGATGCTGTAGAGATATTATTTCCTTGACTTATTATTTTAAGCACTGTCACTATCTTAGGATTCAATACTTCTGTCTCGATGATTGTAGAGATAAGGTAGCGAATGCGCTTCTTAGTGTCATTATTAATAGTTTTTGTTATTTCTTTCTTGTTAGCTAATCTAGCATCTACAGCTTGTATGCTAACTGTTACTGTTTCTTCTCTTTTTTCTTTACTTGATTCAATGCAGCATTGCGTATAGTTTTTTAGCAGCTCTGGAATGCTAAAAGCGCAGCATTCTGCTAATGAGAGAATGGGGAAGTTTGCTATCCTGTTAGCTGATGAGAGAGTTATTAAGTTAGCAAGGGAGAAAAGTTGGAAAGTAGGAAAAGTGCAGAGTATCTCATTTCTTTCTACATTTGAAAGCTTATCTTGTATAAGGTCATGATGCTGTAGGATTGTTAGCAAGCATCCGGCTATGACTTCGATCTTTGTCTTGCTTATCTCACTGTAAGGAAAAGAGAAAAAGCGTACAGCATTGCTCATATCTGCTAGTGGATTCTTGTAGGTTAGCAGGATTGAGGGAGGAAGAGAGGGAATTTTGAGTTCAAGGATAATGCCAGTTATAGGGCAATATCCTAGGGAATGTGTTTTGCAGTTATAAGAAAGAGAGAAGCGTTTTTTGATTTGCGAGATTTTAGACATTTTAGTTTCCTTTAGATTTTGAATTAAAGATAATTTATAAAATCGTCGTCATATAGATGCGAAACTTCAGAGCATTGATTATTGCCGCATTTTCTTATTACCCTTTTATTCTTTTCTAATTCACGCCCTGTAGCGATCATATATACTATTCTATGCAAGGGTTCAACTTTCCCTCTATAGTAATGCTTTTTTTGTTTCTTTTCAATTTTGCAAGGTTCTTGAAAATCAGGATTGAAAAGAGAGAAGCGATCAAAAAGAGCAGCTTGTATTTTAAGGTCTTGTTTTGCGTTTCTTTCTTGGATTATTGAGGGTTTCATATTATGCGCTCCTTGCTATTTAGAGTATTTGTTTATTAGCTGATATACAAGGGATATACTGTCATCATAATCTTTCTTCAGTTTTGCTCTGATAACTAGAATTGCCTTTAGTTCATCCTTCATTTCTAATGGGAAGCAAAAAGTAGGATGATAGAACTCGTCTTTTCCTGTCCCCGTGATTATTCTCTTAGATACTATTTTCGCTTTGTGCTCCTTGATACTATCAGGATCATTTGTATCAAAAGTTATGAAAGAATCACCGGGTTTAATGTTGATAGTCATCTTATATTCTCCTTGCTGTTTATAGCGAACGTAGTGAGCTGTCACTGTTTGAGTGTAGCATGGTGGGAGGGAAAAGGCAAGAGGGAAATTGAAAAAGTGGTGAAAAATCCAAAAAGTGGTGAAAAATCATATGTTTAGGGGGGTGTCCGTTGCGGTTGTGGTAAAAAAACCACACATTTGCATAGAATGTGACCTTGTATTATATGGGGAGAAGGTATTATGTCTTATGGAAACAGAAGAAAGTATCTCTTAGTGTCTAAAGTTAAGGGTATTCAAATTTTTTAAATAAATTTTAAGACTATACCCATACATTATCTATAGACTTTGTAGAGTATAAGGGTTATATTCTATGGATAGGGTGTGGTTTTTATGCAACACCGGAACGGGAAGGGGTCAAATTGAGGGAGTTTTCACTGGTTATTGGAGTTTTGCACTGGTTTTTTGATTTCCTTCCCTGAAACTTTCTTATATTTCTTTTCTTATAAGTAGAAAAAACGCTTGACAAGCCGCAGGAAAGGAGTAGAATTGCAATCACTGGCTAAGAAAAGCCAGCCTTCAGAACCTAAACCAAACTAGAAAGGCAGGAAGCAAAAATGAAATCGTACAATATGGAAGTTAGCAAGAAGGACGTAGTTGATGGTAAAAGCCAATACGTAGCGCAAGGCAAGGTTGAAGTATTCTATCCCTTGCTTTCAGAGTTGGGTTTCGCTGTCGAACCTAAGAGCACGGATGATGACGGTTTTCCGGTCTATGCTGATGATAAGGCACAATGGACCTTTGATGCTATCCTTGCCGCTGTTAAAGCCGCCGCACGCAATAAGCTAGTCGCTGGTACTGCGCAACTGAAACCCGGTCTTAGTATCGCTAGCACTCTTGAAGAACTCATTGAGGGCGGCAATAAAGGGGATGCACTCGCCGCGAATCGTGAGTTCTTGGCTGCATTCAAGGCTTGGTTGCCGAGTACTAAGAAGAGTGAGAAAGTCCAAGCTGCTGTCTTCGATCTTGCCAAGAACAAAGCGGGCTTGTCCTTGCAACCTGACGACAAGAAAGCGAAGTTCCTTATGTATCTAATGGACTTTACAGGAACTCTCACTGCGGAACAGAGTACAAGGTTTGAACGTGCTCTCGTAGCCTTGGAGGACGCAGCGCAGGCAGGTGACGCTCTTGACGACATGTAAGATCTGATTTGTAGCATATAGAACCCGCCTTAAACAAGCGGGTTTTTTATTGTCTAGGGTATTGACATCCTATTATAACTATGAGAGAATTCAATCATGGCCTAGCAGTCTAGGATTCTAAAGCGAGAGGAAAAGAGATGAACAAGGCATATCGTTTCCGTATCAGTGTTAAGATGTCTCTAACCGCAGCAGAGTGGAGCACGTACAAATCTAATACGCTAATTGCAGCGAGTGTAGAATTAAGCACCATTGAAGAGGCAGAAACTTATGCTCAAAATATGGTTTCTGATCTAGCCAAGCATAATCACTTGGACTCTAATATGCTGTTCTATGAGATCAAACTGAGTATTACTGGTTAAAAGCAAGCAAACAAGCAAGCCAACACCAAGCCCCGCTTCATGCGGGGTTTTCTTTTGTCTGTAAGAAAGCAAGGCCGGGGTGCCGGCTTTTTTTAGGTCCGGAGAATCCGGCGCCTATCAATGACCCTAGAAAAATTTTCCTAAACTTTTTCACGCTTTACGCTCTTTAATATTCTAAATCCCCTTAGGTACGCTCCCTGAAAAATCCCCTAAAAACACTTGCTTTCTCCCTCCCTTTCCCCTATACTTCTCCCTAACAGTACATAATATCCAAAGGTAATGACATGAACCTTGAACGTATAGCCTCTCTCCTAGCAAACGGCCTGAAACCCGCTAATGTCGCCACAATTGTAGGCTGCACCCCTGCTTATATCTCTCAACTTGCAAAGACGAACCAAGAATTCCAGAATATTCTTGCAAGTAAGCAAGCTGATGCAGATAAGGAAAGTGGGGAGGACATAAGCCTAGGTGCTAAATATCAGGCAGCAGAACACACGCTCCTAGAGCGTATAATGGAACTCTCTTCTATTGCAGAAATGAGAGACCTTACGAATGCTCTCCGGGTTGTCTCTGAAAGACAGGAGAAAGTAAAAGCTCGCCTTAATCCCATTATTGAAGGCCAAGCTATCACCCAGAATATCATCCAAATTTCTATTCCTAATCATGCTCTTCCTGAGCTTTGCATGACAAGAGAGCAAGAAGTTCTCAGTGTAAATAATTTAAACCTAGCCCCTCTCACTTCTACAGGGGTTATTAATCTATTCCGAGATATGAAGGAGAATCAAGATGAGTCAGCAAGAATTCCTAGAATTACAGAAGAAATTCCTCAAAGCTTTACAGAAAGGAAATACGAAGAAGTAAATACACTGGAGGATTTTGAGCTAGCTATGGCTAGAGCTTAGGAAGGCCGAAGGCCGTTTTCTCCCACCGCTTTTCTTCTACAAGCGAACAAGAAACCGCTATTTTCTGCCTTTTCTATTTTATTAAGGTCTCTAGTTATGTCTTTATACTCTTCTAATGAAGTAAATGTCTCAATATCTGAAGCATACGAGCGTGGCAAGGTTGATATTAACTTCTTTGCTGCGCTCTGTATGCCGACAGTCTGCACAGCAAAACTCCCGCTCTTCTATATAGCAATCTGGCAATTAGTAACCACTCGTAAAGAGGAAGACTACGATAAGCTTCTACGCTTTGTCCTAGGACTCCCTCGTGGCCATGCTAAGACAACCTTCATTAAGATTCTTATAGCCTGGCTTATTGTCTACGATAAAATAAAGTTCGCCCTTATTATTTGCTCCAACTCAGACCTAGCTGAGCTTCTCCTAGCGGATATCCATGATATTCTACGCTCCACTAACATAACTAACATATATGGACAGTGGGAAGAAGCTTTAGCTATTGACAGTGCAAATACTAAGAAGGCGGCTTATCATGGAAGAACAGTCTCACTTATTGCAAGGGGTTGGTCAGCAGGCGTACGCGGTATTAACCTTCAGAATGAAAGGCCGGATCTCATATTTTGTGACGACGCCCAAACTCGCAAGAATGATGAATCTCCTACAGAGCGAGATACTCTACTCAACGAGCTTGTCGGAACTGTGTTTAAGGCAATTGCCCCGAAAGGCCCAAGGCTTATTATCTATGTAGGTAACATGTACTCAGATAACTGTGTACTTAATAAGCTCAAGAATAATCCCTACTGGATTTCGATGGTAACAGGAGCTATCCTGCAGAATGGACAACCTCTCTGGCCGGATTTATTCTCTCTTAAAGATTTAATGGAGTCTTACTATCATGATGAAGCGTTAGGTTTAGCTCATATCTGGTTCGCAGAAGTAATGAATGATCCTAAGAGCACACATCTTTCCCTACTTCCCAATCCTATCCCTGATAGTGACTTAATAAACGAGGATCTTCTAAATCCTGATGGCGCTTTCATAACAATTGATCCAGCAGGTTTTCGGGATAATAGTGACGACAATGTGATTGTTGTCCATCTTAAAATAGGGGATAGGGGTTATATAGTAGAGACATGCAAGGGAATTCTTGATCCTCAGGAGATTATTGTACAAGCAATTAAATTAGCTCTTAAGTGGAATTGCTGTCTCATAGGAATTGAGGATACTGGCTATCAGATGACCCTAGGCTTTTGGTTAACCTTCTGGCTTAAAAAACTCAACATCTCTGAGATAACAGTAGTACCTCTCAAGCCTCATGGAAGACATAAAGAATCTCGCATTCGTCTTTTCATTGCAGAACTTTACAAACAGACCTATTATATCCATAGCCCAGAGACACGCAGAGATTTCGTATGGCAGGCCTCTCTTTATAAGGTAGGTAAACCTAAGAATAAAGATGACCTTATGGATGCAATAGCCTATGGTTTAGACGTTCGAAATGAGTACTGGCATCTTATCTACACTCTAAAGAACTCTCGCTTCATTATAGATCATGAGACATGTTCAGTAGTAGGTAACAACACTTGTTTTTAACTTGAAACATTAAGAACTATAAAACCTTCATTATAGCTCTTTCTTACAAAACCTTGGAGGAGAGGAATAGAAATGGCACAGGAATTAGAAATGAGTCCCCTAATAGTCCCAAAAGAGAAAAGTCAGAAAGCAATCCTAGAGTATTGCCAGAGAGTAATCACAGAACATAAGAAATTCTCTGATTACCTAGGGAAGATGGAAGCTATTGATATCGCCTATGCTCGTTATCAGAGTAACAAAGATGTAAATGGCATAGTAAGTGGCCAGGGTATTGATGCAGCTACTACCCCTGTAGGCGTACTTAACCTTCCCTCTACTGTACCTCCTGTAGTTATTAGCCAAGTGGATAGTATGGTAGCCTATCTTGCTGATGTATTCCTCAGTGGCTATCCAATCTTTCCTATTGTTTCTAATCCTTCAAACAAAGATTTCGCGGAGCAACTTGAGACTCTCATAGATGACCATGCCACACTTGGTGGCTACGCTCGTCAGCTCCTTCTATTCTTCCGTGATGGCGTAAAGTATAACCTCTCAGCTCTCGAGACTGAGTGGACTTCTATCTATCAATATTCCCTTCTTCAAGACCTTCTGAAGGGGAAGAAGATGGATAAGACAGCCAAGAAGTACACTAAACTTAAGCGCTTAGATCCATATAACACAGTCTGGGATCATAACGTAAATCCTGGTGATGTCTCTCTTGAAGGTGATTACGCTGGCTATATTGAGCTAGTATCAGCCACTAAGGTAAAACGTTTCCTTAATCGCCTTTCTACTGAAGGGAAAGCTTTCAATGTTAAGGAAGCTCTTGGGAGTGGAGGGAATAATACTCCTGATGGTAGTTGTAATTATAGGACCCATCCTACTGTATCTGACTATGTGTCTGCTCGTAAGCCCCTTGATGGAATGGATTGGTATCAATACATCACAGGGAACAGTGAGGATACTAAGAATATAGCAAAGACAGGAAACTTCGAAATCTTCCGTCTCTACGCTCGTATTATGCCATCGGATTTCTTCCTTTTTGGGCCAGAATCTAAAACTCCCCAGATTTGGAAGTTTGTGATCATCAACAATAGCGTAGTGGTACAAGCAGAGCGTATTATTAGTGCTTATGATTATCTCCCTATTCTCTTCGGGCAGCCTTTGGAGGATGGTCTTGGATATCAAACCCAGAGTATTGCAGAAAGCAATATCCCATTCCAGACAGCTGCTACAACTCTTTTTAATATTCGCTTCAACTCTGCTCGTAGGGCTGTCTCTGATCGTGCTCTTTATGACGCCTCCTTGATTTCAAGTGCAGATATCAACGCTCCAGTACCTGCTGCTAAGATTCCTGTAAAGAGCAATAGCCTTGATAACACTCGTAGTATCCGAGATGCTTACCATCAGATTCCTTTCGATGCTAGAGGAACAGAAGCCGCTTTCCAAGATGGTATGGCTATTGTAGGTTTCGGTAAAGAGCTTAGTGGTCTTAATGCTCCACAACAAGGCCAGTTCCAGAGAGGAAATAAAAGCGTAAAAGAGTGGACAGATACTATGGGAGGCAGCGATTCCCGCTTACGTCTGCCTGCTCTTACTCTTGAGTTCCAAGTCTTCATGCCTCTCAAAGAGACGCTTAAACTTAATATCTTCCAATACGGAGAGAATACAGAGGTAGTCTCGCAGAAGGATGGCACCTCTCTCCAGATTGATATTGAGCAGCTTAAAACCAAAGTTCTAGCTTTCCGTGTAGCAGATGGATACACTCCTAAATCTAAGATGGCCAGTACTGATGGTATTGTGCAGCTTATGCAGATTCTGGGACAATCTCAACAGCTGCAGCAACAGCTTGGCCCAATGCTTCCTGGTATGTTCGCCCACTTAGCACAGCTTATGGGAGTACGAGGTCTTAAAGAATATATTCCTCAGCCTCAACAGATACAGCAGAATGTACAAGATGCTACAGCTATGCAGCAAGGTGTTGATCCTAGGACAGGACAACCAATAAACCAAGCTGAAGCACAGCTAGCACAAGCTCAAGCTATGGCCATGCAGGCCCAGCAACAACAACCTCCAGCATAAGGTATAAGAGATGAACATTGCAGATATTTTCGAACCTCTCGCTCTCTCAAAAACAGAACGGGACATTCTTGTAGATGTTTTCTCTAATCCTACTGTTGTCAAATATTTGAAGGCAATAGCAAGAGAAGATCTTTTCGAACTAGCAACTCTCTCTATCACAGAGAGGGAAGACAGTGAAGTAGCAAAAAAGCACGCTCTCGTACAGGGCAAGCTTTCAACCATAGCAGCACTACTTAGTATCTCAAACCAACCTACTAATAAGGACTAATATCATGGGCATTATGGATATGTTTCGCTCCGCTCCTTCTACTTCTACAACCGAAGGACAATCCCAACAACCTACTCCAGGAAAAGATAGTCTCTCTGCTCCTAATCCTGTAGTAGACGCTACAGGCAAAATTCCAGGAACTGAGCCACTCAGCCAAAATCCCATGGACATATACAAAAATATGTTCGATAATGCTGCTAATAACTCAGACATCCAAGCTCCTACTTTTAAGCTTGATCCTAAAGTATTAGGAGATGTTAGTAGCAAGATGGACTTCACGAAAGGAATTAATCCTGAAGTTCTCACTAAGGCTACCAGCGGTGATGTATCTGCGCTTATGGATATTATCAAAACAGTAGGACAGAATGCTTACAGAGCCTCTCTGGAGCACAGCACCTCTCTCACAGACACCTTTCTAACACAACGCGGAGAATTCGAGGGCAAGCAGGTAGCTAAAGGAGTTAAGAATCAACTTACTTCTAACGAGCTCTCCAATGCCCCTAATTACTCCCATCCTGTAGTAAAAGCGGAGCTTAATCGTGTTGCAGCACAGATGTCTGCGGCTAATCCTGATGCAAGTCCAGCAGAGATAGCTAAAGCGGCTCAGCAGTATATCAATGACTTGAGTAGTGCTTTGAATCCTAAGACCTCGAATTCTAATTCTCCAGGTGGAGAGATGGATTGGTCTAAATATCTTACTGAATAATTTAAGGGAATAACAAATGGCAATTCTTTCTGGTATTTTTAATACTAATGGCTTTAATCCTGCAGAACTCAATACCCGCTCTTTTGCAGGTACTATGCTTCGGCTCTTTCCTAATGGCTCAGCTCCTCTCTTTACCCTCTCTTCGCAGAGTGGAAAGAGCCGTGCCAAGTCTTCTACGCATGGTTACTTCTCGAAGACCCTTGAATTCGTCAAGACGACTTCTACGGCGGGTGACCTTGTAGGTGCTACGACTCTCACGGTTGGTTCTACTACTGGTATGGCTGCAGGCACAGTTCTCTTCAATACGCGTACTCGTGAGAACTATCGTGTTACTTCTGTAACGTCTGCTACTGAGGTTGTAGTTACTCGTGCTTTCGGTCGTGTCGTAGCCGCTGCTCTTAACGCTGCCGATAATATCATTCAAATTGGTACAGCTTTTGCAGAAGGTAGTACTCGCCCAGCAGCTCGTAGTTTGTCTATCGTCTATGTCCCGAACTACACGCAGATCTTCCGTAATGCTTGGGGCCTGACAGATACCGCTCGTGCTTCTATGGCTGAGATGGGTCATAGCAACGTCGCTGAGAACCGTAAGGATTGCTCTCTGTTCCATAGTATTGATATCGAGAGCGCTATCCTCTGGGGTCAACCTAAGATGGATACTAGTGGAACTCAGCCGATTCATGCTACTCAAGGTATTATCGACGCGATGGAGCAGTATGCTGCAGCTAATACAAATGCCGCCGGCGCTACGACTACCTTCGATGAGCTTGTCACTCTGTGCGCCCCTGCTTTCGCTTACTCTACTGACATGTCCAATCCTGGTATGCGCTTTGGTATTGCAGACAGTGTTGGCATGAAGGTCCTGCATCAGATCGCTGTGAAGTATGGTGATGTTACTATTACCCAGCAAGAAACTAGCTTTGGTATGCGCTTCCAGAAGTTTAAGTTCTATAAGGGTGAGATCAACCTGGTTGAACATCCTCTCATGAACGGCCTGGCTACCTCTACTACCGCGGGCAATCTTATCATTATTGACCTTCCTGCTCTCAAACTGGCTTACATGGATGGTCGTGATACGGTCGCAGAAGAGTATGGTAGTGGAGGTAAGATGGTTGAGAACGGTACAGATGGTGTTGGTGGCTCTCTTACTTCGGAACTTGCTGTTGAGCTTATCAATCCATTTGGCTGTGCTTGGGTTTCTAATCTTACTGCTGCTGCTTAATCTTCTGAAGCTCTCTTATCTTCTATCATTGAGGATAGGAGAGCTTCTTTTTAAGGATAAAGATCATGTCTACCATTTCAAAAACTCTCAGAGAAAAGAAGGATCTACCCTTTACTAAAACAGTCTATACCTCTGGTAGGGGTGTTATAGGGAGTAGGGGCGCCTTGATGACCAAAGCTGATAATATCTTTCTTCCAGAAAATGAGAGGGATATTGAGATCCTAGAATATTTTGTCTCTATTGGTATTGTTACTAAGACAGAAGAAGCATAAGGTTAAACTATGAACTTTACAGAGACCGCCACTGCTGTTACAGAGATAGTAAAGAGGCCAGATAAACTCGCTGATATTAAATCTGCTATTAACGCTATGTTGGCAGAATGCACTATAAAAGCCTCCTTTGCTAATGATCTCGTAGAAACCACTATCCCCATAGATGCAACACTCTATGGGGATACAATCACGTTCAATAACCTAATTGTTCCAGTAGTTACTAGGTTTCGTAAGTTCAAGTATGTAAAACCCACAGCAGTTCTTAGGTATTTACAGCCAATCTCCGCGGATAAAATTTTCACTCCTGGTGGTATCATGCAACCTGATACCTATTATGTAGCTGGAAATTCCTTGACTTACACTCTCAAAGAGCTTACCCCTGCTTTAGAGGTAGGTTATTATCAATATGCTCCAGTTCTAAGCGATCTAGGTGAGCATTGGATGCTGGAAATCATGCCCTGGACTATCATTGATTTAGCGGCTGCCAGAATCTTCAAAACAATCGGGGATGATAATAGTTTCAGGGCCTACCTTTCAACGGGCACAGAGTCATATAAGATGTTTCGAAATGATTTAGAGGATTCTATTCTAGCGGTAGCGAGGTAAAAAATACAAATATGGATATTGATCTTACCCCATTCCTACAGAAAGTACGAGGATTGTCTAGTATAGACTTCGCTATGGCTCTGCCCGCAGTCTTGCGAGATTCTGAAACAGGACAAATCAATTGGAATCATGTTATTACTGGAGGATTAACAACCTGTGTAATTGCTGCAGGAACATCTTTAATCTCTCTTAACAATAAAGTTTCTGAGCTGACAGTTCTTGCCGCACAGAGGAGTCAGTATATCGAGCAGATTCCAGCCGCTTTAGAGCGTCTTAAAGCCCAAGAGAAAGCAATGGACTCTCTTATGGCTGGAAATGTAGCTGCAACCTCTGATCGCTTCAGGGCTTCTGATGCTAATAGGATGGAAGCTAGATTAGAGACCCGTTTCCTACAGGAATTAACAAAACTTGAGAATAGAATTGATAGAGAATCAGGGAGGGGAAAACGATGAATTCTATTCCTTGGGGTACTATTATTATATTTAGTCTCTTTTGTGTGATAGGGATTATAGCTTTCGCTGAGGGTCTTATGAGACAGCGCGAAATGCAGAAGGCAATTAAAGAACTTTATGACTCTAATCAAGAAATACGAGATGCTATTAAAGCTGTATCTTCTAAGGCCAAAGAGAGAATATCTAATATCGAAGGGAGACTCGAAGCTTGTAGTTCTTGTCCCACATCAGATAGAAGAGCAGTAGAAAGACGTAAAAGTAATGAGTCTTGGATGATAGATTCCGATCTCAATTACGGTAACAAAGCAAAAGAGGTAAATACTCCATAAGGAGGTATTTCCGTGAGATCTGTAATACACTTCGTTATACATAGTATAAGTCTAGGTGTCTGGGGGATAGCTATGGCACTTATGTGTGTAGTCGTTGCTTTGTCCTATCTGGGTAATAGAGTATATCCTGATTCCCTTAGAGGGAACTGTTGGTCATATGCTTTATGGCGATGGGATAAGTATGGTGGGTATTTAGCTATTAGAAAAGCATACGGTGTGAAATTCCTAGGATGGTTTCCTGTACCTCATGTTATATGGGTAAAGAATCTTCCCCGAAAGGTGGTACGACTAAAACAATTCGTTCCAGTAGACAGAAAAACTGCACAGTGGATTCCGTATTTCACGGGTTACTTTAAGGGTAAAGTAATATCTTTTGATGTAATACCCAATGCTGATAATATAGATGTAGAAATGAAGGATAATAGAAATGCCACAGAAAACTAAGAGAATAGATGTAACGAAAAGCTTCTTTGTTACAGATCCTAATTCTGTGATGGAGAATTTGCGCTATACAGGAAGGGAGGATGATCCAGAAGATCCACCTCCAATCGTAGCCTATGAAGGATATAATTTCATCCCTACCTCATACGGGTATAGGAGCTACTTCGGCGCGAACTCTCAGCTTGACATTGACGCTTTAGATCAAACCTTGCATCATTGTGACAAAGTATTCTTGTTTCAATTAGCTAATTACGTTAATCTTATCATCGCCTTGTGTGATGATGGTATCTGGTATACTGAATCTACTAGTGTAGCGGGAGCTAATTGGATTCAGGGAGTTGCTATGACGGCTCCTACCAGTCCTGCTATCAAAGAATGGACATACTGTATTATTAAAAATGTTCTCTATCTTTATAGACAAGGTGAGGCTTCTTATCAGAAGCTGGCAAATACTGATTACACAGTGACAGGAACTGGTGTGACTCTCACCTTCACTGCTGTAGTTCCTAGTTTCCTTAATATGGCAGGACAGATAGGAATTTTTCGGGCTAACTCCTCTCTTGCATTCTGGGATTCTGCGAATAGCATAGCTTGGTCTAATCCTCTCCTTCTCTCTGATTTTACCCCCTCTCTTGTCACTATGGCAGGGAATGCTATCTTCAACGGCATCCTAGGTAGAATTGTAACCGTAAAGAGCCAAGGAGATAACTTCGTAATCTATACCACTAAAGGTATTGTAGGCGTACGCTATATCCAGAGTACCACAATGATCTGGGAAGCTACAACTATCACAGATACAGCTGGTATTAGGACCTCTAAAGAAGTAACTAACTCTATCACAGAGATGGAGCAATACGCTTATACGAACACAGGCATTAAGAAGATTGGGAGCTATAACGCTCTTAGCAAAGTGCATCAATTCGAAGATATTATCCCGGAGATCTATGACTTTCTTAGAGAGTCAGATACTGGAGTGAGTCCTGTTGTTCGTAGTGTTCATGCAGTTCCTAGGGTTGAATTTGATCCTATACTTACTGGTAGTAGCATCTACTTAGACTTTCTGAATGGCCGCTATCTCTTTATTTGTGTAACGAATAATAGGATTATTGATGGACTTGTTAGTGCGACTCTTAACGTTGTTCGTTCTCTTAATCTTAATATTCTCGTAAATGGTCTTAATTGGCCAGGCTTGATTGTGCCTTCTGATGTATATATAGTAGATCCAGTAGATGGTACTGTACCTATGCCTGCCTACATTGATAATAAGCGAGAGAATGATCCTCCTTATGATGATGACATGTATTTAGTGTGGAGACCCACGGGTAAGGGAACATTCGCTAATCAAGTAACTCCTATGAATGATTATGTAGTAAATAATGTAGGAGCTCATGTACCTAATTCTAATAATAAAGTAGATGCTACTATAGGTGCGATTGCTGTAAACGCTAAAGATTTAGTACTTAATAATTATTATCATGCCGTAACCCCTACCTATCCTGATCACATGGATGATCTGGGATATAGAGGCTATGGTTCTATTGCAGCTGGGACAGCCTGGCTTGGAGTGATGGATACTACCCTTCTAGCTTATGCTAACGCACAAGAATTAGAGTGGGCGAATCTCTCTCTTATTCAGAATGCAAATAAGGCTATCTTCGATGCTGTTTCTCCTAGCCCTGTAGAAGAAGGGGCAATTACAGGACTTAGATTCAGAACAGATGATACAGGAATATTCCCCGAGATTACTGCGGCAATGAATGCCTACGTTGCCACCAAAATCGAAGGCACTGTTTACGATAATGTGAATGCTTATGGCAGTTCTCTTGAGTGTACAGAAGAAATTTTGGATATGCCTACCGCAGCTAGCTCTGTGAATAGTGGGAATACTTTTAGTGGGGTTGGAACTAATTATGCTATTTATACCTTAACGAAGACACTCAAGAAAGCTCTCAGAATTAAAAGAAGTACAACGATAGGTACTATTAGACCTATTATCAAGATTCAGCACTTCGTAGCTAGTATGAAACCCACAGATGATATTTTTGGGGTATCTACTGGACCTGATATAGATTTTACTGGTAATAGATCTTATCTCGGAAACAGCCCTAATGATGCATACCAAATCTTTGCGAGGTTATTAAATGAGGCCTATATCCACGCTTTAGAGGTTCCTGAGTATTATAGCGGTTTAAGTAAGTATACCTACTCACACACTACTGTAGGGGTTTATGCGCCCAATCCTACCAGATTTGAGGCTATCTATATATGGAGAATAGAAGAACCCCCGGCAGGTCCTCCTTCTGCTCCTTACATAAGCAATTCTACTCTCCGTGTTATAGATCCTAACTATAAAATTCCAGGTGAACCCCTGATGAGTACGGGAGATCATACAGAGGTAATAATAAGTGAGGCGGGTATTCCCTATGTAAATATAGAATATACTACTTATGAATTCTGGTATACAATAGGGGGTGAGAGTATAACAAGTATGTGGAATGGGGACCTAGCAGATATAGATATCCCCCTCACAATGACTGCGTATCAAAGTAATGTAACCTGGTATGAAGCTACTACTGATCCAGGAGAGCCTGCCTATGTGACGAATGATCCACAGGCAGGATATAACCTAGTACTTCAAGGCCCCAACTATAATCAGATATCAGCTCCCTCTGTTCTAACTCCGGTAGACTTCGGATATACCTATCCAGGTGCTACTTTCTTAATGCAAGATGGCATCCCAGCTCCTTATTATCCAACTTATGTGGGAGCCTTAGTCCTAGATACTGCCCTCAAGAAGTGGGGTAAGATGAAGGCTGAGTTCCAAACTCTCCTTGATTATAGTCCGTTTAACTCAGCTAGTGGGGATGTAGTACCCTATAGTAATCTTGGTGTAGATATGGGTATCCTAGTAAATGATGGTTTCATTTACAATATGGATGCTAAACCTTTAGAATCCTTCATGCGTTACGGGAAGATTGGATACTTTAGGCAGGGCTACACTTATCTCGAAGAAGTCCGGGTTCATTTTAGGCTTCCCTCTACAGGAACCATAAAGTTAGCTGGTACACTTAATGGTCTAACTCTAGATAAAGATATAGAGCAACTCTATACCTACACTGACGTACTAAACATGAACTGCTTTGGCCATATTGCTGCAAGGTGGCACACAATCGAAATCTCTGGAAACTACGATATACAATACATTGAATACCGTGGTACACTTAGCAGCAGAAGATAACTAGGAGAATACATTATGGCTATCGCATCAAATAGAACGTGGGGTCCTTCTACTGGCAGCAGTAATATGAGGAGTGGTTTTAATGAGATTCAGAATACTAACACTGAAGGCTTTGTTCCCTCTACTCAGAATAGTGTTAGTAATCAAAGCTCTTTTGGGACTCAGAACTCACAATCAGAATCTGAGAGCTTCTCTGGTATTTCTAATCCAGAAGCTCTCGCCTCTCTCCTTGCCTTTATTCAAACAGGAGTAAATGGTAATCCTAATTATCAAGCTCAATTAAATAGAAGGCAAGCTGTGCAAGGTGAGGTTGGCAGCCTCATGAGTAATTATACGAAAGAAGCTGCGTTCAGAGATGCGAATATGCTCATGCAGCAGAATCTACAGAAGAGCATGGAATCCCAGATGCCGTCTATTATGGCTGCTATTCAAGGAGCTGGAACCTCAGCTTCTTCTATGCAAGGGCTTCTCTCTCAGCAGCTAGCACAGAATAGTGCTCAGTCAGCGGGTGCTCTCGGTGCTCAGCAAGCTACTTCTTACGGAAATATCGCAGCAAACTTATCTAATACGTTAGAGGCCCTGACTCGTATTGATAATAGCGGGACCACTGATTATCTTAAAGCTCTTGAACTTCTTCGGGAATCAACCTCTAAAAGCACTAGCAGTTCTCAGGGTCTTAGTACTTCTTCCGCTAGTAGCAGTTCTCAAGGAGTTGGGGCTACTCCTCCTAATAGTACTACAACAACAAGAAATGTGACTCCTTCTTCTCAGGGTAGTAGTGGAAGTCCTTTCTCTTCAGTATCCGGTGCAAGTGATTACCAATACATACCCTATGATCTTCAGAATCCTGGATATGTTAATCCTTACAGCAGTATCAGTAATCAACAAGCTGCCGAAGACTTCGCTGGTTATGAGTGGTAAGAGAGGATAAAACTATGGCTACTTTAGAAGAGATCCTAGCTGATCAAGTTGCTCAAAGAGACAGAATGGAGAATCAAGCAGGACTTGATAATCTCATTGAGAAGATGCGAGTTCAAGATAATAAGTATGTACCTAAGACAGTAGATGAAGGATTTGTAGACCTTCCTGGGGATTACTTTGATGATCCTAAGCCTAAGGTACAAACTAAGGCTAATCCTCTCTATACTAATGTACAAAGCGTAAAGGATGCTAATCCTAACGCTATCTTCATCAATAGTGGGGGGCCAGCACAGCAAGCTAACACCCAGATTCAGCCTGTCCAACAAGTAAATAATCAGATCTCAGATAGCATCTTTGAGGGTGTCCGTGCTCAGATGGATTCTATTAGTAAGCTAGCAGATAAGCCTTTAGAGCAGCAGGCGGGTCTTATTAGTCTTCAGGCATCTGTAGCTTCAACTTCATCTGAGATCATGAAGAAGACTCGGGAACTTGCTGAGAGTCAGGTGGGTCTTCCAGGACTTGAGGCAGCTCTCGCTAACGCAGAAAGACTTGACAGAGCTTCTCCTGAGTGGGGACAGCATCTGGTTGATTCTAACGAAACTCGTGTTGTTAGACAGCAGTTCGAGAAAGCTCAGACTAAAGCTCTGGAGCTAAGTAGAAGACTCGTCCTAGAGAATCCAACGATTCAGAGTATGGAGGCCACTCTCAAAGGTTTCATGGCAGTAACTAATGCGAATATCCAGAAGCGTCTTGGAAGAGATGACAAGCAACAAGAGATGGTAGAGCAGATTGCTCTCACTATTCCCGCTGATTCCGTTAAGGCTATCTCCTATCTGGTTCCTGGTGTAGAGAATGACCCAACCAAAGCTGCAGGTGTAGGTCTTGTGGCAATGAAGACTAAGAATCCAGATGTTATGGCCATTCTTAGTCCTAATTTCACTAATGATCAACTTCTTCCCCTAGCTTACTCCAATAATAAAGCTGCTCTGCAAATAGCCCCTAAAATGCATTCAGAATTAACAGGCCAGAATGAGAGAGATGCTAAGGCCGAGATTACTTATGCCTATAATTTGGTAAACACAGAGCAGTTCTTTGTGGATAGTATGAAGACTCTGGCAGTTAAGGATCCTAAGTATGCAGCCGTTCTTAGTGATTACACGAAGATGAGCTTGATGGATACTGGTAAGATTGGCGAAGAGAAGAAGAAACAATTCCGTACTTTGGTAACAGAACAGGTTCTTAACAAAAAACGTACGAATGACACTCTTAATGATGTTGATAAGTGGAATGGTGATATTACTCTTCGCTCTAATCCTGAAGTAGCAGTCCTTCTTGATAGCATTCAGACAGCTAAGCCAGGTCCTGTCTCAGTAAAGACTCTCATGGATGAGTATGTGAATAAGGCCCCTAGAGAGTTGAAAGCACAGAGAATGCAGTTTCTTAATGATGCTGCTAAATCTTATGCAGAGAAGAATAACAAAGGCCTGTACGGAAATATTGACCTTACCACTCTACAATCTCAGTTGAAACTCAGTAGAAGCAGTTTCTCTGGTGGTTTAGGTAAACTGTTTGATTCTACGGATCCCTACAGTGCAAATGGTAAGAACATTCCTTTAGAAGCAGACCCAGATATACTAGATATTAACCCCACAGCATTCACTATGGGATTTAGATAAGATGATAACTGAAGACTTCTCCTCGGAAATTTCTACTGATCTCATTGCCAAATACGATGAGCAAGCCTCTCTTGGCTCAGACATCGTAGGAGGCATTGTAGCATCAGTAGCGGATTTCGCGGCTTCTACTTGGAACTCTCTCACACCTGCTAGCCTAGAAACCTCAACAGAGGATCTCCTTTCTAGGATTGACAGCAACGCTCTCCGTGTGTATAATGAGCACCCAGATACTATCCATACAGCCTCTTTCGTAGGAGGTATGCTTGTGCCTATGGGCCTGGCTGTCAAGGGTATGCAGGCTGCTAGGGCTGGAGTAAGCGGAGTTAACTTCTTCTCAGAGGCTGGCCAAGTAGCGCAGAAGACTAAGATTGCAGAGGCTTTCGTAAACCTAGGTGCGCACTCTAAGGATTATAAGAGTGCTGTCAGAGGTTTATATACAGCAGGTCTAGCTAATGTTGCGATTGATAACGTAGCCTTCGATGCTGCTATGCTCCTCACTATGAATGCTCACCCGTTCATGGAGGATTATGTCAAGAATCCCGTAGAGAACTTCACGAAGTCTATGATTCTTGGGATGGCTATTGGCGGTCCTTTAGGTCATATTGCAGATAGAGCAGTTGTAAAAGGTGTTAAGATGGGCGCAGAGCAGACAGCTGAGGCTACTGTTCGCCTAGGACAAAAGGAAATCAGCACCGTAGATAGCCTTAATGAAGCTATAACCAAAAGAACCCATAACATAGATAACTGGGAGGATATGCTTGCCTCTCAAGAAGTCCGGCCTTTCAGTGTTGATGATCCCACGAACCTCATTAATCCTCTCACAAAGAATATGCTGGACACTTATATTCTAAAAGAGAAAGCGGCCTTAGCAATTGACCTGAATAATATGTTTTCTCCAGAGATGCGCCTAATGGAGGAAGCGGATAAGAAGGTTATCATGGAGATGATAGCTACTAATCCTCAAAGATTTGCGGGCGTAGATAAGATTCGCTTTGCTACAGCTAAAGAGGACCTCTCTTTCACATTCAAGGAATCTAAAGGTTTAGTAGATAGTACCAAAGAAATCCCTACAGGACTAGGAAAGGCTCCAGAAGAGGCTCCTATCCCGCTGACCACGAAAGGTATCAAGGATCCTACTAAGGATAAAGCTGTAACAATGGTCTACTCTCCACGCTTTGATGCTTTCATGCTATCTACTGACATGAAGTATTATGGCACGGCAGCGGATCTAGTAAAGAGTGAAGAAGATCTTACTAAAGGATTAACTAGTCAGTGGCATCTTATTCCTCGCTATGACCAGACACTTGAGAATGCTGCATCTACTACCTCTTATGTAGATGCTGACTTCTTGCGTACATTGAAATACTATGATGAACTTGACGCAGAGACCTTCGCTAAAGGCTTTATTGCTGTAAGTCCTGATGATGTTTCAGCTCTTCAAGCTATTAATGCTAGGATTCAGAAGGAAGTAACAGCAGGGAATGTAGATTTCACTACGAATCTGAAAGTGGTTCTTAGTAAGGACATGCCCAACTTCTCGAAAGTAAATGAGAAGGTTCTTGAAAAAGTTATCACTAATACAGTTACTAAGACTGTCACTATTGGTGCTGGCAGTGCTCCTGCGGTGAAAGGTATTAGCAGTAAAGCTCTCGATGAGATGACAGCTTTCCTTAGGGGTCCTACTAGAAGAACTGTAGATCTCATGGATAATGGGAACTCTCTTAGTGAGGGTGCTAGATCCTTAGCCAAGAGCTTCTCTATGGATCAGATGTGGCCTCTTCGTAATGGTATTGAAGAACTTAGGAGGCTTCAGCCTGGCAGTAAGCATATTCCGCAAAGGAATCTTAGTGAGGAGCAGGCTCTCAAATGGGGCTCTGATAATCTTCAAGATGCCCTAAAAAGTGGTACGCCTTTCAAGCAGGCTATGGAATTATATGGTCATGAGAAGTCAAAGCTAGCACAGTATGCAGAAGAGATTATAAACTCTAAAGAAACACAGGCCCTTAAAGCTAATCTTAAGTACGACAGTGAGGGTTATACTTACTTATATCGTGGAATGCGAGGGCAGGCTAGGGGACACTCTGCTGGAGAATCCTATACACCTGACTATCAAGTAGCTTTAAGTTTTGCTGGTAGTAGTAAGGGTGTTTCTTTGTATCGTGTTCACAAAGATGAGATTGTTGGGGCTTTCTTATCCTTTGGAGGCAAGGCTGGAGGAGAAGCTGAGATTGTTCTGGATGTTCCTTCTCGTATCATAGCAGGTAAGCCTACTGTTTCTACAGGTATGCAACCTAGTGGCCATACAGTAACAGAAGTCCTTACTGGTACTGATATCAAAGAAAGTATTAAAACCCTCTCAAGCAAGGAAGCCAATGTTGTAGATGGCTTGGGAATCTTTGACACTCTTGTTGCACAGAAGAATGCCCAGCTTAGCTCTCTTATGGCCCAAGGTGTTCCTTTTGAGACTATGTCTCTTCTTACGAATATCCCACTGGAGACAGTCCAAGCTTACGCTGCCTCAGGTGTAAAGGATATCCTTTTCCTTAACAAGCCAATTAGTACTTATAGTGAGGCTGCTAATATCTCGATGCATCTGGCTAACAAAGAGAGGGCACTCGCACTTAATACGAATCTCAACAAAGTCCCAATGGCGGAGCTTAAAGCCTCTCTCATGAAGCGAGAACTCGACTTCGCCGATGATAGTATCAAAGACGCATTCATGGTAGGTTCCAAATCTGAGACTGCTAGGGCTGTGGGAAATCACCTTAGCAGCTTAGATAACAAGGCAAGACTCAGTATTCTTCGTAGTGGCCTAACTGATATCACTGACTCAGCTATTAGTGGTAGGATGTTCTTGTCTGCTGATCAGGCTCTCAGGGATTTAGGAGCTCTTGGTGGTGTTATAACTTATCTTGGAAAGGACACTGTTGAGCTTATCAACAAGCAAGTAGCAAAGATCTGGGAGCCAATGAAGCCCTATTTCAATGCTATAGCTAAGGATCAAGTAAAGACTCTAGAACTTTCAACTGCTATGAAAGTGAATGCAGGATTGAAAGGTTATAGGGAGTTCAAGAATGGCGGATTCTTTGTACAAGATGAAGTAACTCCTTGGATTAAGATCAAAGACGCTAATGGCAAAGTAACAGGCATGAAGCGTAACATGATTCCTGTAGAATATGAAGGGAAGACGTTTCAGGTAGTAGATGCAGATGTACAGAATGCAATTCAAGCCATGAGCGGTGCTGGCCGAGAGTTCTACGAGATGAGGAAAACCTTAGATACTCTCTACGGTCGTCCTCCTGTGAATGATATAGGCTTCTGGGTTCCTCCATTCAATCCTAGAGGGAATCACATTAAGTATGTGTGGGACCTTCATGAGGATAAAACAACGCTTTTGTTTGGAAAAACAGAGGGAGAACTGCAAACTGCTGTTAATGCTTTCATCTCTAAACTTAAGCCAGGGGAACTTGGTAGAAGGTACGAGATCGTAGATAAGAGTGATCAACGTCTCTATAACATCGCACAAGGAAGACACGATAACATTTTTATGGGATCAGCGGATTCTGCTTCTTTGCATTCTGGAGCTAGTGCTCCTGCTATTGTTTCTACGAACACTGATGTTCTAGTAGATCTGGCTAATGGCTATGACCACTACGTAGGCTATGGTGTTCGCAGTCTTATGGACGCGCAGCTCTCAGATGTTATGGCCCGGCTTGATGATATCTCATATAGAAGCCAGAAAGGATTCAGGGACCAGCCTCTCGATATCACACAGAAGCAACTACAGAAACCGCATGATGCTGGTACTATCATCAGGAATACCTTGATGGGCTTGCCTAGTACTAACCAGAGTGAGATGTGGCAGAAAGCCTCAGAATTAACAGGAGGGATGTTTAACTATACCTTCTCTAAGCTCTCAGATCTTTTTCTTCCAGTACTTGAGGGAGGTAAGAACTTCCTAGGTAAAGGTAAAATAGCTAGTGATGCAGACTACGAGAAGCTTATGGCACAAGCCAAAGCTAAGGGAGTCGCTTGGCCTTTCGAAAGTATGGATGAACATCTAGCTAAGGAGGTATACCATGTACAACAGATCTCTCAGAGCCCTAACATGACTCCTAGACTTCTGGCTATCAGTAATGGTATGGCTGCTACAGTTATGCTTCGCTTTGCAGAGCTTGCACACCCAATAGTTAACATGCTTTCAATGCCTATTCTTACCTCTCTCGCTATGGGTAGGAAGATGGAAGCTATGTATATGGATGGTGTCTTAGATCCTAATGCAAAGTTCGCAGTAATTGAGACTATGTATAATTCCACTAGGTGGAGAGGTAGTGCCGAAGGTAAGCTTTTGATGAAAGAAGCAGAAGCCGATGGTATGTTTAAGCCTCTTGTCTCGGAAGCTACGGAATCTCTTTCACAATCACGTAGTCTCCAGCCTGGTATTATCTCAGCAACAGAGAGATTCTTAAATAAGCTTAGTCCTCTCCGTTCAGCTTCTGATAAATTGGCTGATAGTATGAGTGATAAACTTCTGCAAATGTTGGTGAAACCTGCTGACTTAGCGGAGACTATCACAAGAGAACAGGCTTTCATTACTGGAGCTTACATAGCTAAGGAGGCATATCCTGGAATTAGCAAGGCTGGTATTATGACCTTTGCCAGGGATTTCATGGATAAGGCTATCGGTAATTATTCTTCTACACAGAGACCTGTCATGTTTCAGGGTACTCTGGGAGTAGCCATGGGCCTCTTCCAGACTTATATGCTTACAATGGCCCAGAATATCTATCGTGTAGTAGAGCATAGGAACTGGGCCGCTCTGGCTAAAACCCTTCTTCTGCAAAGTAGTATTTTCGGTGCTTCTTCTCTGCCCGGTTTCAAGCTCGTCTCAGAGCAGATAGGAGAACATTTCTCTGAGCAGAATGTGGATCTTATAACAGGCACCTATCGTGCTCTTCCTAATTGGTTGGCTAATACAGTAATCTACGGCTTGCCTGCGAATCTTGGTCCTTCTATTACTTCTCGTGGTGATATTAACCCTAGAATTCCTGACCCCTTCACTAGTGGTATCAATGCAATTCCTGCGGTTAATATTCTAGGACAAGCACTTGCTGCAGGAGATAGAGTAGTAAGTGCTGCTTTCAATGCAGATGCTAATGCAGGAAGGGCGATGATGGAGGCTCTCTCCTTACAGTCTATCTCCCGTCCAGTAGCTAGAATGTCTGAGCTTTTAACAGGAACTTCCATTACCTCTAAGGGTAATATCATGGCAGGTCCTGAAGAGGTATGGACAGTTAAGAGTGTTCTTTCTAGGATGATGGGAGTACGGCCAATCGAGGAAGCTAAAAACAGAGAGGTATATCACCTGGATACCTTCTATAGTTCCATTGATAGAGAGGCTAGGCAGAAAGTAACACAGACTCTCAAGAGCTATATTCGAGGCGGGAATCTTACACCAGAGATTGTGGAAAGTCTTGGTCAAGAGTATATGAAGACTGGAACTCCCTCTGGCTGGAGAAGTGCTGTTAATACAGCTATAGGACAAACAGAGAATCCAACTTCCCACACTGTAAGAAATTACTTGAAACCTAACAGTCCTTTCAGTAAAATGATCAATGACTTGGACTAGTAAGAAAGGAGAAAGAGATGGCCGCTAATGAAGAAGAGAACTTCTTATCTAAGGCTTTTAGGATTATCTCGGATGAATTACCCAAATTCTTCACAGAGACTAACACTCCTTTCTTAGGTAAGGATGAAGAGAAGAGTGTTATGCGTGAGAGTTCTAGTGGCCAGCGTGAGAAGGAGATTGTAGAAGGTCTTCTCACTGCTGGGGCTATGGCTCCTATGGCAGGGAGAGCAGTAGGAAAGGTGGCAAGTGTCGCTGCTAAGAATCCCACGCTTACAGCAGCACTTTCAGCTATTGGTCTACAAGACCCTACTGCATTACTTAGTGGTCCCATTGGTGCAGCTGATGCTATCTCTTCTCTCACTGGGGGAGGTGGTAGTATTAAAAATGCTGAAGCTACGATAGTTCCTGCGAATCTTATTAGGAATGCAGGTCTTATAAATATAGCTCTTGAAAGACTACAGAGAGGTCTTAAGCCTGTCGATGTATACAAGGATACAGGGGTATACAGAGGGCCTGTTGATAATAAACTAAGGGCTGTGATAAGTGATGCTGCAGCCAAGTTTAATAGTAAGCCACCACCCGGGAAGGCTAGTGCAGATTGGGTTTTAGGTGATATGATAGATCATCCAGAGCTTTTTGAGGCAATGCCAGACCTTAAGAATATTAAGATAAGGCCTCTCACAGCAGAGCAGAAAGCTTCTGGATTGAAGGCTGCCTACTTGCATCCACATAAAGATCTGCCTGAAGAAATTAGGTACACTACAAAAGGGATAAAGGATGGTAACGAGCTTCTTAGTAATATGTTACATGAGATTCAACATGCAATTCAGCAACGAGGCGGCTTTCAGAAGGGTGCTAATTTTGAATCTGTATTAGATGCTCCAGAATTCTCTAGTATGCTATCTCAATCTAGGAATCAAAGACTCCAAGTAGATGATGAGACTGTCTTCAAAGATCTACAGAAAGATCTCTATAAAAGAACGGCAGGAGAAGCAGAAGCCAGAGCTGTTCAGTATATGAAAACACTAGGAGACAGTGGAGATAGTGGAGCCTATACAGCTTTCCCTCTAGGGCTTTATGATACAAATATTGCTAAACTTATACGCTCTACCCTTAAGTAAGATAAGGATATAACATGAGTATGAGAGATGTAGTAGTTCTAGTCCGCTCAATGGATGATATTACAGCTGATGACACTTTCAAAGAGGCGCTAGAAGCATTAGGTTTTGTATCTGATGTTACTTATCTAGCTGCTAATGAGGCAGGAGGAACCTGGGAAGATCTTAACTTTAATGCAGCTGGTATTAATCCAGCAGGAGCAGCTAATGAAGCTTCTATTGACCCAGACACTGGAATGCGGCTATTTGCAGGAAACACAGATAATGTATTAGCTGCTACAGCTCAAATGCCTCATGGTTGGATAGAGGGAACAGAGGTAAGACCGCATTTACATTTACGCTTTCCCACAGCAGCGGTTGCCAATACTAGATGGAAACTAGAGTATGATATTGCCAATGTGAATGGTGAATTCGTAAACAACTATGGTGTTTATACTACGTTAGCAACAATCACCATAGCTAATCCTAATAATGTAAAGAGAAGTGTTGTTGTTGGATTTGGTTCTATTGATATGACAGGCTATGGAAAGAGCGCTCAGATTCCTTGGAAGCTTACAAGATTAGCTAGCTCAGATGCAGCCGATAATCATAATGCAAATGTTGTATTAACAGATATAGATTTCCATTATCAAAGAAATAGATTTGGATCAATTGGAGAGTATTCCAACTAGAGGTCGTAAGTAATATTTTATTTCTATCATCACAAAGGAGCAACAAAATGAGTATCAGAGACTTGATTCTAGGTATCAATAATCTCAGCGATGAGCAAGCTGAGAACGAGTTCTTAAGTGTTACTAGTAGTGCAGGAGCGGTTGTAGCTCAGACTGGTACTCCTACATCTATGGTGAAGGTTACACAAGCTCAATACAATGCCCTAACTCCTAATGCAAACACTCTTTATATTATCGTAGGTTAATACTATGCCTCTAGTAGCTGGTACTGGCGTCATCCAGAAGGCTTATATAGGTGCTAGTGAGGTTAACTCAATTCTCAATAGCGGAGTTAATTTATTAAATAGTGGAGGAATTTTTCCTAGTATCGTAAACTCTAATCTATACCTACCGCTGAAAAATACGATCGTTCCAACAAGGGGAACCAGCACGCCGACATTCACACAAGCTACGGCAGCTTGGGGCTTCGACAATGAAGGGAAGCTGAATCTCAATATTCCGAGTGGGTGTGTGAGGTTTACTGGTGCGAGGTTGGTGCGGAACCGCGTAGCGGCAACCAGCGCCACTCTTGCTGTTGCGGCAACGAATACCGTAACCCTTGTTCGTGCAGAAACAGTCACGTTCAGCATGGGTGCTGGTACTGGAACGGCGACTTTCTCAGGTACATCAGGTGCGTCAGGAACGCTCACTGCTTCTGCTGGGGGGCGAACAGAAGTCACCAAGACCTGCACTGCGGGGACGTTTATTATCACCGCATCAGTGGCCACACTTGTTGATATTCAAGTCGAGGTTGTCTCCGGCCAAGCCGACCAAACCGCCAGTGAATACGTCAGCGTCGGTGTTCTCTCCGCTCCCTTCCACGGTGCCGGCGTAGATGGCTGCAAGTGGCTCAACACCAACAAAGACGGCAGCGCGATTTCTGCTGCGACGTTGGAAGGGTATAACGCTGAGCCTAGTAGGGTGAATAACTGCTTCTGGGGGAGGCAGTTACGTGGGATGGTGGAAAACATTGCCTACACGTCATATTTGTGGGTTAACCCACAACTAGGTGGATCAGCGGAATTGATTTCAAACGGAACATTTACTACTGACACAGCGGGGTGGACTGCACAAGCGGGCGCAACTATTTCTGTTGACACTAACAGATTGAAGATAGTAACGCCGGGAGGCGCCTTTGCTGGGGCGTCTACTCCTATTGCCTGTACAGTAGGTAAGACATATACATTAACACTAGACCACATTACAGGAGATGCAAATCTTCAGTTTGGTGTAGGTTCAGGAGCATCAAACCTATCATTAGGGTATGTTGTATTGAGTGGGACAGTAAGTCGAACAATTAGCTTCGTGGCAACCCACGCAACAATGTATTTATTCGTTTATTTTTCTTCTGGAGTAACTGTTGGAAAATATGCGTTTATTGATAACGTTAGCGTCAAAGAAGCCGCCATCCAAGTCACCACAACCACCGGCCTCGACAACATCGCCGACAGTGCGAGCCGCCTGACAGCCACAGCAGACGATGCAACGCTTTTACAACTCCTGACAGCAGCAACAGGCAGCCGCACATTCTCCGCCTGGATCAAGCGTATCTCAGGCTCAGGAACAGTCAGTCTCACAAGGAACGGCGGCACTGGCTGGACGGACATTACTTCGTCACTCGTGACAGATACGTGGGTTCCTGTCTCACTGACTTCTGATGTTGGAGCCAATCCTACTGTCGGTCTGAAGATGGGAACGTCTGGTGATGTGATCGAGGTCGATTGCTGCCAGGATGAGAATGGAGCGTGGCGTACAAGTCCGATACTGACGACTACAGCGGCTGTGACACGGAATGCGGATGTACTTAGTTACGCGAGTGCGTTTGATGTGACGCAGGGCACGGCGTTGTGCTCCGTACAATCATTCGTACCAATAACAGTATCAGGCTACGTCGTGCTTGCTGGAGACGCCAATGCTAGAATGCTGAGGTTTGGTAATTTGACTGCGCGAGATTCAGGAGAACTATGGGATGCTACAAACACCGCAACTGCAACCGGGGTATCTCTACTGACAGGTAACAGAAAACGTGCGTCTAGGTGGGGGCCTGATTTAAGGATGTGTGCTGATGGAAATCTTGGAGTTTCCGCGGTATTTGATGGGTCAATGGGAGCATCAACTACGATGTACGTTGGATGCTCCCAAACAGGTGCGGCGCAAATCTCCGGCAACATCGGTGAAGTCCATATCTGGAACGCTCCTCTAACCGACGCACAAATGCAGCAGGTGACATCATGAGTCAAATTAATATTCTAGCAACGTTACAAAATCATTGTGCAGTACCGCAAAAAGCAATCTTTCGTGGAAAGGATGGCACTAAACTGAAAGTAGATTACTGGATCGACAACACCATTCCAGCAACCTTTCTGCCTGGAATCCAGGAGAAGTTGAAGGAAGTTAAATCAGATGGTACTGTGACTTATACAAAAGCTGGAGAAACTATAAAAACTTCTGCTGAATTAATTAAAGAAGGCAAACCCATAACTAAACCACAGAAGGAGAAAGTAAAATGAGACGGGTTATTTATATTCCTGCTGTGGATGAGATTATTCCAGATATTAGTTATTATTATCTTTTACCAGTATCAGATAAATATGTATTTGATTGTCTTGTTCCTGACAAATGGACTACAGATGGTGAGATCCTACATGATATGACTGACGATAAAACTATTACTGTGCAATTACTAGAACCAGCTGTTCATCATTATGCAGGTTGGGAATTCTAATGAGGGTTAATATAACAATGAAGGAAGTACATATCCATTTAGACAGCGTGGATACAGTACTAGTAAAATTGCTGTCTAATATAGAAGCTAACCTAGGAGATCTAATAATGGCAACAAAAGAAGAAGTTCTTGAAACTATTGCAGCCGAGAAGCAGCAGGTTACTGATGCTGTTACTGCCCTCACAGCTCGTATCGATGAATTGATCGCAGCCGGGCAGGGTGCTACCGCAGCTGATCTCGAAGAAATCAAGATTGCAGTAGAGGGTATTATCTGATTTCTTGAGGCAATAAAAAACCTCCTAGTCGATTAAGATTAGGAGGTTTTTCTTTTTCTACAAAGCCTTAATTACAGAGCCTTAATTACGGAGAAGTGTTTCTTTAGTATTGCTGAAGCGTGTCTAGCTTGATGAATTGCATCATGCAGAGCATTATGTTTCTGCCCCTCAAACTTCTCCGCTTTGATGTCATAGTAAAGATTCTTGAGAGTCCTGTAGCATCTTTCATTCTTGTAATCAATCGGATAGTCAATTCCTACTGTGGCATAAGCTGCTTCAAGAATTCCAAGATCGAATTTAGCGCTATTTCCCCAGACATATACCTTATCTTTAGGATATCCGAGAGTCCTGAGCCAGTCGGAGAAGTCTCCTAGAACTTTAATAAGAGAAACCTCTCCACTAAATGCTGCATTATGAACCTCTCGTGGCTGCTTACTCCACCAACTAAGAGTTTCAGGATCTTCCACTAAACCAGCATTCAGACAAGAAATCTGGGAAATGTTTTCGTTGAAGACGCTCTTAACATCAAAAGTGCAGGCTCCAATACTAAGAATTCCACAGCCTGCCATCTTCCCTACTGTTTCAAGATCAATCATTACATCAATTGTATTTCGCATTCTCTTATTACCTATCATTATTAAGGGATTCAATCATAAGACGCACCTCAGAGATATCAAGGATCCTCTTAGGTTCATCTTCCAAAGTTTCCCCTGCTGGATGCTGTTCATCATACTCTTCTTGAAGGCTATCTTCTATTTTATCCCCAAAGATAATACTTCTATCCTTCGCCTTAGAGCCACTCACACTCTTGTCATTATTGTACCTACCTCTTGTAGAGTAATCCTTCCCTGTAGGTACTTCATTATGCAAGAAGAAGATAACCTGTCCAATAAGAATTCCACTCTCCAAGATAATTTCATGGCTCCTATTTTGATTTTTGAGTTCTAATGTAAGAACTGAGCCATGCCATCCTGCATCACACCATCCTGCATTGAGATGATCTAAGCCAATTCTAGCCATACTGCTCTTGAGTTTGTACTCTGCACTGATGTTATTAGGAAGGTGGAAGACCTCTACACTATGAGCTAAGATGAATTCTCCTGGGCTCATAATATAAGGTCCTTCTCGCTCCAAGTCCCAAGGAATCATATTAAGTTGCTCTCGATTCTTTAGGCTTACTCTCCTGTACTCTCCGTTCACATATAGGAATGGATCAGGCCTCTCAATTAAGATTGTCTTACCAAGTTGGATATCAATGCTTGCACTATTGACATGCTCAGGCTTAGCTTTAGCAATAATCCCATCATCAATGAGAAGTTGGAGTTCATTGTAGCTCAGCAGGGAATAGTTGTTTTCATTCATTTCTTAGTTTCCTTTCATTGGTAATTGCTCAACCTTATACAACGAAAAAACCTCTTCATATTTCCTAGCAAAACTATCTTGATCTAAGGCATATTCCATCTCTGACACATAGAATCTAAGCTCTCCCATAAGCCAACACTCCACAGAGCGGTCGAGATTGTTCTTTCTGATGCCTGTGAATTCTATCCTCTTAAGCTCACTGGCATCCATAGCATCTGGGTGATTAGGTCTTGGTGCTTCTCGGTAGTCTCTTACTTTCTCAGTCATGCTTCTTCCTTTCTCCTTGTAACTCTTTGATCTTATCAACCATAGTAATTGTTACATCAACACGTGGATCATTTAACGCTTCACTGATATCTTTTAATTCATTCTTGAGTATGCTGATAAGCGTATCATCAGCAGCTATACAAGCCTCTAGAAGTTTTAGTCTAGCACGAAGCTCACTAATATAAATATCATTAGCGATTATGAATTGCTCTGTTCTCTTAGCTTCTTCTTCTAGCTCTTGTATTCTTCTCCCAGCCCACCACTCTGCCTCATTCTTGGCTATATTAGGATCTAGTATTTGTCTTTCTAAATCACAAGGATCAGTTGCTTTGCTTGCTTTCTCATTCATATCAAAATAACTCCTCTTCAGTTAGAAAGCTTTCATTCAATAAGGAAGGGTCCCATCTCTTAGTCTCATTAACTCTTGTCATATATCCTTGCTTTCCTCTTACATTAACAATCTGAATCTTCTCTGCCGCTAATAAGTTCTTTAAGATATCCGCCAGCTCTGTGATCTTGGTCAAGTCTTTGCTAACAAGCTTAAATATTTCATTCATTGTGAGAGGCTTAACGGCTGAACTAAGACTTTCTAGGATATCATGACTAACATCAGAATACTTGCTTTTACCATACTCTCCTAAGGCTTTGGGCATTCTTAGTTCTGTGTAATATAAGAGCGTATTAGCGTTGAGTGCATCCTCTGCTGTTATCTCTAAGCGTATATCTGAGGCTGCCAAAATAATACAGAGCTTTAATAAGTGTGTGAATCTGCGTGTGCCGTAGTGTTTGAATCTAGGATCATCTACTCCTCCATACTCTTTGTACATCCTATCTAAGATAACCCTAGCTTCCTCTGAGATATCCATAGGGCCTTTTACATTTTCATCTATCTCTCTTAGCTGTGTCAGTAAGGTTTCATTTGCATGGTCTCCTATAGCCATAGGGAATGTTATCTTCCTTCCTGTTGGCTCTGAGTGTATAAAGATAATCCTAGACATAAAGCCATTACCTAGGGCTTCTGTTGGAATGGAAAGAGCTAAACCTTGTGCTGTATTTCCTGCGAGAATATTTACTGTTGGTCTGTCAATGATGATACTTTTTCCGTGTATCTTAGGGTGCTCATATCTTTGTTTATTATCCCACAGCTTTGTAAGCATTGTCATGAATTCCATACCCCCTTGTCCTACGAAGTCTGCGAACTCATCTGCTATGACATAAATTTCAGCTGGGGAATCTATTACTAAGGATTCTAAATCTGCGTCAAGTGTGTCTAAATCTCTTGGTTTAAGTTCAATTAGGAACCTCTCTTTTGAAAGCCTATCAGGTGCGAATCTTGTATAACCTAAGTCCCTGAGAAGATTCTCTGCAATTCCAATGGCTGTCCCCTTTCTGGTTCCTGGAGAACCCATTAACATAAGATATTGGTTAGGGTATATTTTACCATGCCCAAATGGGAGCCATGTGCTTCTACATAGTAAAGCTCCCAACATAGAGATAGCTGACCATCTATGATAAATTGCTGGTGCTTCGCTTGCTCCTACATATTTGAAGTAATTATCGAAGAACCTCATCTTACTCTCCTGAAGTTCTACTTCCTTTATTTTTTATGTTGCACATAGCATCACCTTATCCTCTCTTAGTTTTAACTTCTGTCATCTTACCCCAAGACTGTCCATGCTTGTAATCTACTGGAATTACTAGAGTCCTGCCATGAACCTTAATGGGATTATAAAGGTCTTGCTGAATTAACGGGATTGTTTCTAGCAAGATCGAGTTATGAATCTGAGCGAAGATACTATCATGAATCTGCGCTTTGAATCTTACTTTACCTCCTGAACTCTTCACCCTTTTCCAGAACTTCATCAAGCCCTTGTTAAGAATCATCACACTCAAGTTTTGTGGGGCATGAGCTACAGCACTACGCATCAGGTTATGGTCTTTGTTTATGTCTCCGAAGAATCTCCTCGTATATCCCAGAGGAGACACTAGCATGTGGGTAGAGGATACTTCCTGAACTACTTCCTTATACCACTCCCTTACACGGAAGAAAGGATTATGATAGCTTTCTAAAAGCATAGTAGCGAAAGCCTTGAGTGTTATATATCCTGGAGGTGGTTTCTTATCAAGTGTAACATGTATCCCAAGTAAGGCCGCTCCCTCTAGGAGCTTCTTCACTCCAGCATTATCAATGAAGGTCTGCGCTCCCATGACATAGTTAGTACCATGCACAATTCTCTTCAGAACTGCATTTCTAAGTTCTGTTGTTACTTCTCCATAAGGAATACCAAAGAAGAGAGTGCCAAGACTGCGATAGAAATCCTGCAGAGGATTCTCTAGTGCTTCTATAAGAGCAACATCCTGTGCCAGGTATGCGGTACATCTCGCTTCACTCTGGCTGTTGTCAAACTCTACTAGTGTATAGCCCTCGTCTGCGACAAGCATTTCTTTTGCATAATAAGGTATATTCTGTACCTGAGTTCCACACCAGAAGGAAGAGGAGGAGCAGGACATTCTTCCACTATCTGTCCCGAATGGATTAAGACTCCATAGAAGTCTTCCATTGAGTTGGTCAAAGTCGAAGTATGTACCAATAGCTTTTTGTGCCCCTCTGTAATCCAGAATAGCAGAGGTAACTCGTAGGAGGAGAGGATGCTGTTCTCCGACTGCTGACAGATTCTTTTCATCCGTTCCTCTAACCATGCGAGTTCTTCTGCCTGTTGTAGGGTCACGTTTCTGTCCTATGTGCGGATCAACTGCTCCGAAGATATCATAGACGTATTGCTGCACATGTCTATAACTTCCCGGATTGAAGTTTTCGTTAGCAAGCATTACTCGAAGTTCTTTGAGACTGCTATCTACTTTCTCCTGCGCCTTCTGTCGTAACTCTTTCCTCTTCTCCTGGTCAATCTTTAACCCCTCATAAGCACCATAGAGAGAGGGATAAACAAGAGGAAAAAGAGTAGCGTAGTTTCTGCGAGCATAAGCAGGCAGATTCCTAAGGTAGTGGAGAAGAATTCTTGCAGTATACCATGTATCTTTCGCATTGTAGTTCCAGTAAGCGTGTATATCTTTCTGTTTAGCTGATGCCTCAGCTTCTGGCTTCCACTGCATATAATCAGGAAGTGTGATAGAAGCTACGAAGTCCAATGTTTTAGGGAGGGAGGAGAACTCTGCGTGAGCCATTGCCATTGTATCAAGGGTCCAATGGATAGGTTCTGCGTGGTAGGCTATACTGTGGAGAGCGTCATATAGACCATTATGCATTACCTTTGGAATATCTAAATGATTGACATCCCGCATGAACTGAAGGGCATTCTCGTAATCAATAGAGGAGAGGTAATGGTTCTGCCCGAAATCTATAAAAGGAACCACAAAGGTTTTGAGTGTCCCATCTTTAGAGATAGCAGTATAAGAAACACAAGTAATAAGAGTATGCTCACCCTCATTCTCTTTTCCATCCTCTCTTGGAAAGTTCTTTGTTTCAATGTCATAGCTAATACAGACAGCCTCCTTGAGATCCTCGTATGCCTCCTCAAAGGCTCCTTGTGTCTCCACTAAGCAATAAGAGAATGGAACCTTATATGCTTGTTGCAGTGTTAGAAACTTATCTAGGTCCTTACCTAAGAGCCAAGAGCCGTGGTCTATGCTTGTCGTGTGTGTGAGGGTATTGCAGACGATTGTAGGGACAGAGAAGTTAAGGAGACTTCCTCTGTAGAGGTCAAGAGAGGGCCTGGTACCTGGGACACAGTGTTGTAGAGTATCAGGATTAGCCAGTAGGATAGCAGCGCACTTACTATTCTGTGCCTTGGCCACTAGCTCTCCTGCTGAGAATTCTAGGTTAGTGGCAACAGCTTGGAGGTTTCTAGCACGCAGATGGTATTGGAGAATACCTAAGTGACTCTGATCACTTTTGTGGTAATTAACGAGAATTTTCATTTTCTTTTACCTTTCTTTCTGCGATCCAGAATATTGCGGGGTGTCCCTTTTTTATTGTTTCAACTTTCCTAGACGATACTAATCCCTCTGATCTTAATTTCCTTAGTGCCCTTCTTGCAGTCTCTGTGCAAATTCCTACTTCTTGCTTTATATAGTCAGCAGTAAGAGGTTCAGTTGCGTTCCTCACTATTTTTAATATCTCGTCTTTATGGCTACAGTATTTCAAGGAAGGCAGCATATCATCGTCATAATTATCTCTGCTTTCAATCTCCCCCTTTCCTAGTAGATGTATTCTACCTACTGGTATAGGAAAGGGCTCTCTTAGATTATCATAAAGAAAGCTTACAGTTCTTAATTCTTTTAGAGTGTTTTGATTACTGTTCATGCCTTTTCCTTCTCTCTTTCCTCTTTTCTAAACTTCTGGAGATTCTTGATATTACAGATTATAAAGTAAACAGTTGAGCGGAGAGTTCTCAGGTTATTCTCCAACTCTAATAGTTCTGATCTCTCGCTTCTTTTATTCGTAAGTTTCAGATCTCTTAATGTAAGAATAATCCAAGCAGCGAAAGAGTCTGTACCCTTGAGAGTAAAAATAATCCAGTTTTCTTTCCTTGCTATTTCTTGTGGTTTCGTGGCCATGCTTCTTCTCTTTCTTAGAACAAAAATTTTAGGGCACTGCCATCTTGTGAAGGACAATGCCCTAAGTTTTTACTCTATCTTACTTCTGTGGAACAACTCGGATTTGCACATTCTCATACTCTGTGCCATCCGCTCCCTTCGATTTCTTAATAGTGAGGCGGGCATTGAACTGCATACCCTTTACACTATTCATCATATCAGAGAGAGAAACTCCAGCAGTATCTGTTACGCCCATGATGGAGCAAATACGCTTCTTGTAATAACCAAGACCATCAGTAGTAGCCATGAAGGTTTCTGTGAAGAGAGAACCATCTGGGACAGGCTCTTCTTTTGTAGCCGTAGAGATAGTCTCAACAATGGAGTAGGTATTCTTTAGGCGCTGCTTCTCAACGTCAGGTTCCTTCTTTGTCGTGTATTTGTCGATGATACTATCTTTGACTTCCAGAACGTACTCACCTGCAGGGGGCGTGACATAATCCGGCATATCCGGGATAGCATCAAGGGTTTCTTCCAGCATGTTTTCAAGGTCAAGCAGGGTATTCTCAGACATGGTATTTCCTTTATATAATATATTTGGTAGAGATGATAGGCTGTTTTTAGTCCGATTGCGCTGATGTTTTACCTAAGTATATTGTTAAATCAGCTATGCGCCGCCCCTTGTTCAGGCCTAGCACGCTTGCTCTCTTCGCTCTCTACACCTATCATCTCAAAACTGTGTATTCGTTACTGTGTAAGTGTGTATTAATTTTCTTCTTTAAGAATTCCTCCTTCAATTAGAATTGCTCTCATAGTTGGCTCTTTAGCATTCTCAATCTTTACATTTACTCTACTTCCAGTTATGTGATTCGCTTTGTATGTACTGCTACTACCCGCTGCGTGCTTCCCTAGCTTCAACTCTGTATAAACTACAGTCCCAAAATACTTAGCTACCTTACCACAGAATGCTCTGGTTCCCATAAGTGGGATAATCTTATCTCTCTTTATCCCGTTTATTTCTTCTTCGATAATCATCTCATGGGTGATGACTACGAAGTTAGTGAAAGTAGCCTGCTGGATTACTGAGAGGATATCTCCTAGCCACTTATTGCTTAGACCATACTCATCCCAGCCTGGCTTATAATCTCCACTCTTTCCCAGGCAGGCCATAGCCAGGCTGCTGTCTCCTAGTTGGCTACCGCTGTCAATGATTACTAGATCTTTGTGAGTACATTTTCGTAGATTGAATATTGTTTCTCCTTCCTCTTTGTTTGTCTTGCATTCTACACAATTAACCTTACCATGCAGGGAGCAGATACGAATATCCTCTTTTGAAGAGAACATCTTAAGAACTGTCTCACATCCTCTTGGTGTCTCTCTTGTGTCAGGGATACGAATCAACTCGATCTTTCCCATCTCTTCTTCTGTTAGGCCCATATGCAAGAGTGTCTCAGAGCCATTCTCTAGGTCAATCCAGTAGATACGATCTAGCTCTTTGATCTTAGCTGCTGTTCCTACGAGGCGGGTTTTACCTGTCTTTGGTGGGCCATAGAGAAGAATACTGTGGTTAGGTTTCTTTAGGTTGCTAGCTTTCAGGAGTTCTGTTAGCTTCATAGGTTAGTATCCATTCTCTTTCATGGAATCAAGAACTACTTGCAAGGCTGCCTTGAATCCAGTTCTTACACCTGTATCAGGAAAAATTATTG